CCATCACCTTGTAATATATCATGTAAAGGTTCTAAAGCAGCTAAATTAGATCTATTAGTAAATGCAGAAGCAAATACAAATGAAGCTTTGGGTAACCATTCTTCAACAGGTGTTGATCCTAAAGTATCGAAATTATCAACACTATCAATAACAACTGCCATCCAGTCTCCTATTGGACCCATCCATTCATAACTAACTTGTTTATTAGTACCAGGTATTTTACAGGTTTTAGGTTTCCATCCATTTCTTAATCTAACTTTTTGAATAGCACCATTATAATGACCATTACCATTACATCTACCATTTATCGCAGCATTAACTACTAAACTAGTTGCCCAGAATCCAATAGCAGCTTTACCTTTAACTTCATATCTAAGTCTTCTAAACTCTTCTACATAATCTCCATCTATAGATCTACCTTTTTTCTGTAGAATAGCTTTCATCGATTCTGGTGAGAAAGCTGATTCAGGTTTCCTACCTACACCAAGGAATTGGTTTAATCCTAATTTAGGTTCACCCCATAATTCTTCATAATCTTTAGATAGTATTCCTGCAGGACTCCATTTACCAAATGTATCAATAACATTAGCTGTAGTTCTAGGGAATGAAAGATAAGCTCTAAGAATAGGTGTTTCTTTAATTAAATTATTTAAACTATCTACTAAAGGTGAATCAGCATTTAAAGCTATTTCACTATTTATTGAATTAACAGTTTGATTATTAAAGAATCCATCAGCATCTTTAAAGCTTTCATAAATCTCATTAGATGCTTTCTGTATATTTTCTTTAGTAAAAGGTAATCCTGCAGCTTCTAGTTTATCTAAAGCTTGGTATTTAGCTTGAGAACTAGCAGTAATTGATTTTGAGAATCCATCTAAACCTGACATAGAATTAGGACCAAACCTTAATACAGGATCCATTTGCATAGCATCTAGATCATCATAGATATGCATTAAGTATGTAGGACCAAACTCACCATTCTTCTCAGCAGCTTCTGCATAAGATCTTAACATCTCTAAAGATTGCTCTTCTTTAACTTGAATATCTCCACGAGTAATAAAAGATGATTCTTTAGGATTTGTAGCAGCTTTTTTATATACTAATTTTAAATGTTTATTAGCTTTCAATAATGTATCATCCATTACAGAATGAGCAATCATTGCTTTACGTGCTCTTGCTAAATCTCCTTCACTTACAGCACCCCATACATTAGCCAATCCTCTACCAAATAAACCAGTAGCGTTACCTAATGCTGCTCTTGTTGGTGTTCCAATAGCAGATAACATTGAATTAAAATAAGTCCCAATCCATGCTCTATTGATAATAGAAGGTGTTTCAGGATGAGCATCCCTCATAACTTTTTTCCAGACTCCTAGTTTTTGCTGAACATAGTTATGTAATGTAAACATTGAGTTAACATCACCATCTACCATTTCAGAAGCTAAAAGAAGTGGTTTTAAGAATTCAGGGTTTTCTTTAGCTACAGCTCGTAAAGTATTAGTATAGTCTTTTGTTTTAGGTACAATTTCAAATAGTCTAGCATTGTTATTATCTACAATAGTTTTAGCGGCTTCTTCCATGACTGCTTTATCACCTGTTTCTTTAGCAGCATTCCAAGCGTTCATGTTAGTAACTAATGAATTAGATTCAAAACCAGCTAATTCTTTCTCAACCATTAAGACTTCTAATCTATTAATTAAATGATCTGAAGCTCTTTGGAAAGCAACTGGATCATCCATTAAACGAATACCTTCAGCCATATCAGATACCTGACCAGCTTCAGAAGTTAATAGATAAGCTCTAGCTTTTTGAGTATCTAAGTCTGCTAATTGAGTTTTTAATTGTTTAACAGCACTATTAATACCTTTTTTACCAACTATCTTTACAGGTGAATCGTCAATAGATTTATTGAATTCATCAAAGACTCTTAATAAATCATCTTTATCTACGTTAGGATTTAATACATATGCTGCTAAATCCTTACCAGATTGATCCACTAATTTCTCACTAATGATTCTACCTGAATTTAATTTCTTACCAAATCTACCAGCATCTTTTAATTCTTGTACTAAATTACCTACAAGAGTACGTTGCTGTAGATTACCAAGTTCTATACCTTCTACTCTAGCACGTTCAGATATGATATTACCTATACGACCATAAGCACTATCTATATTATTAGCAATTTGTGCTTGGTCTACAGCTGCACCAACTATACCATCTTGATCTTTAGTTCGGATTAAAGTTTCTTTATCCTCCCACATATCATTTAAACCAGGTATCTTGTTTTTAGAAACACCTTGATTTACAAAATACTCATTAAGATCATTCAAGTCTCGTTCTCGTCTAGCTATATTCCTTAAAGTAACATCTTCTACAGGATTATCAGAAAATTTAATATCTGCAAATTCATCTTTAACTTTTACATTTACAGCATCAGGAGTAAATCTAGATACATTTCTAAGGCTTTCTTGACCTTTAGCTATATATGCAACACCTTCTACAACACTAGCTAATACAGCAAAGATAGCACCTTCATTTACATTCTTTTGACGTTTAACATCAGGTGAATCTCTATCTGTTGTAGCGTATCTATCAGGTATCCATTGATATGTCTTTGGCCAATACTTCTTTAAAGTACCCATGAAGTTATCATCTTTCTGATTCTGTTCTGCAACATAATCTACAAGACCACCAGAGAATACATCAAGACCAAACTTAGAGAAGGCTTGGAATGATTGTCTGTTTCCTAGTTTCTGTGCCCATGGAGCTGCTTTACCTGCTGCATGTATTTTACTTGCACCTTGTACCATCATACTTCTTAAACCTAAAGAAGGTATAACAAGTCCTGATATATTACGAACAGCTTGAGAAGTTTTATCTTCATAAGTAGGGAGCTTTGGTATATCCCAGTCATCACCTGCAGATGCAAAGTTAATGAAATCTATAGCAGTATCAGCAACACCGACTAATGGTGCTGCACTTTCATAAGTACTTTGTCCCCAGTCTTGAAAGAAACCACCAACTCCAGGTCTTGGTTTCCGTAGCCCCCAAGTACCTGGTATGATTTCACCTGGTTCTATATGGTCAAATTTACCTGGTTCAGCTGTAGGTTCCGTAGATACTTCAGGTGTTACAGGTTCAGTGACTTGTTGTTGTTCAGTTTGATTTTGAGTAGGTGCATTAGGATCTACATAATCATCTCCAAGATAATTAAGTAATTCCTCTTTTGACATATTATCAAAATCTAACTCTTGTGTTTCATCCATATTCCTTATTGGTTTATAAGTGTTTTAAGGTATTCATAAAATGGTGCATTGGCATACCTTTCTAATTCCTCGGGATTTTGTTTTATTTGATTAATTAGATCTTGTATTTGTTGAGTACTGTAATCTGTAGGAAAACCTGCTTTCTGACGTTCAGCTTTAGCTTGAGATTGTTGTCTCAAATTATCCATAAAGTTCTTTTCTTTTTCAGCTTCTTTCCTTTCTTTTTCAGCTTCTTGTTGTTTTTCCTTAGCTTCTTGTGCTAATATCCGACCTCTTTCAAATGCTTCTGGACTTAGTGTAGCACCATTCTTTATAATATGGCTTATATAAGGATCACCTTTTGTTAAGTTATAATGATCTTCTGCACCTTTAGTTGCTGCAGATACATCTACACCTAACAGTTCAGCTTGAGACCGTATAAATCCAGCAGGACCACCTTCTATTTTATCTTTAACCTTAGTAGGTAAACTTGCATAAATCTGTTTCGCTCTATAAGAAAGTGTACCATTTGAACCCATCGCTGTTAATTGTTTTCTACTGAAAAATGGTGTATTATTATCATCAGTTTTGGTAGTAAGTAAAGCATCACCATGATCTTCATAGTGTGATTTAGTTGAATTTATTATACTCAGTTTTGTTTCACCAGCATTAAAACCTAAGTTCTTTGCATTCCATACTGGAAAAGTTTTACTAGCTTGACTATAGTGGAATAATTCTGTACACTTTTCATCGTTCGCCATTATACCATCTGGTCCACCACCGTTTGCTAAAAACCTAGTATTAAATAAATCCATTGTATCGGTTGTTATCTGATTTATTTTCTCAGGAGTTAATTGCTCTGGAGGTAATGCAAGTAATTGGTCTGTAATACTATTATTCGCTTCTATCTTAAGAGCATTACCCATTTTTTGAAGTCCTTGAGGTAGTTGACCATTTGGAGCAGTTTCTAGATCCCACTTCGCCATTCCAGCTAAAGATACATCAATAGTTCCTATAGCCTTTTGATAAAGATCACTAGTTTGTATCTCAACTAATGGTGCATACTTTTTATAAATACCAGGATAATTATCTTTGATTTCACTTAAATCAGTTTTATCTAAAACTTGTCCACGTAATTGATTTTTAAAGTTTTCATCAAGATCTTTTATTCTAAAGATTCTAGATTGAGCTTTAAGTCTTTTTTTCGTATCGTCATCAAAAGAATCTACACCACCTAAACCTTCTACTAATTGATCATAAGCTGCAAGTTTTTCTTTAGGAGTTTTAATATTCTTAATAATATGTTCTAATCCTTTCTCAAGCTTAATTGATTTAGTTGCTTTAGCATTCGCATCATTAGCTTCAATTTTAGTTAGAACTGCTTCATCTAATCTCTTAATTAAACTAGCTTCAGTACTACCATCAGCTTCAAAGAATGCTTTCTCCAGTGATACTAAACCTTCTGGATTCTTATTATTTTCAAATCCTTTATGACGAATTGTACCTTTAATTAAATCTGATAATTGACCTTCTGTTATTTGATCAGTATCAATTAGATTCTGAATCATTTCAATTTCTTGAGCTATAGCATATTTAAACGCTGTATCATATCTAGGATCATTTTCTGGTATAGAATTAGCTGTGTCTAAAACTCTTTGTTGAAACCTTGCAGCCATACCTTCTGGTATATTATTATCTGCTAACGCTTTATAATAACTAGCATTCTTTGCGGTTTGCTTTGCATCCCAATTTTTTGCACCTTTTAGTTCACCAGCTTCTATATACCCATCAGTTATTTTTGAAAGCGTAGGATGTAAATGTTCTGCTATTATTTCATCAGAATATTCAATATCTAGACTCTCAAATAAAACTCCATTAGCCTTATTATAAATCCAATTCTTTAATTCTGATTCATTTAATTGACTTTGCTTAATCTGTAATTCTTGGAGAAACTGTTTATTGTCATTCAAACGTCCTGGTAATCGTGCTGTTTCTTCTATAAGTGCTAAATTAAGTGCATATGTAGTATCTTTTTCACCTAGAGATACTATTTGCTCAGCCTTATGATCTGGTACACCTCTTCCTTTTAATTTTTTTAGAAGCTCAGTATCTCCCCAATTATTTACTTTCGCAAAATGTAGATCTTGTGCAACTTCAGTTGTTATACCTAATTCTCTCATCCTGCGCTCACGTATATTATCCTTCAACTTCTCGTCTTCAGCTGTCTTTGCTTTATCTTTTGCTAAAATACCTGCTGCAGTACCTGAGAATTGTGCTACTGTTTGCAAAAATTCTTTAGTTACACCTGCTGCTTCAACATATTGCCTACCTTGTTCTTTAACATTAGAAATATTCTTATCAACTTGATTTAAAGCTCTAGTATCAACTTCCTTTTTTTTAGTGGTCCAATCAACTGGACCTTGCATTGTTGTCCAAGGATTTACCATTATACTATCTCCTTAAATTGTACATCAATAAGATCATAACGTACTCCTTCATACCCATTATCCATTATAACAACAGCTTCAGGGAATAATTTCTTAACATCATCAGACATAGTACCAATGTATCTCTTAGCTTTACCTATATAATTAAATGTATAGATACCTAAACCAGAAATAGATTCACCTATTTTCTTGATGTTTTCTTTTAATTTTCTATCAGAACCAGCAGCTATAAATGGTCCAGCTACAGACATACCCATGCTTAATGCTTCACTAAATGCAGCCATACCGACATTCTGCATAACAGGTTGTGGTGGTGCTATATCAGGCATTTTAACCATAGCTTGCTGAGCAAACATATTCATCTTCTGATGTTTGGTTTTAGCTGCTGCCATTGCTCCTTCTTTATTTAATTGTTTAGCTGATTTAGTTAATTGATTAGCTCTATCTGAACCAGCTTTAAGGTATCCTGCTAAATCTAAAGAAGCAATTCTTTGAGCTGATTTACCAGTTACTCCACTAGCTGCTAATTTAGCACCTGTGTTATTTTGTAAAAATTGTTTCCAATCATCTTGATCTTGAGCCATCGCTTGGTCTACAAGATCTCCATGTTTTTCTTGGATGTCAGCATATACATTAGCTAACCCAAGATCGGCTGCATTCAGCCCTTGTTCATATTGAATTCTCTCAACACCAGTCATAGAGAGAGTTTGCATCCATTCCTGCTCTCGTCTCTGTAATTGATATTGATAATTCCGACGAGCATTCTCGTTAGCTGCTCTGGCTTGTGCTCCTAAACACACGGCAAAACTCTATAAAGGTCAATTGGTTGGGTCCGTGTTTCAATTCTCTTAGAAATTTAAACCCCAGGAATCTAAGTAACTTTAAATGAACTGTGTTTCGTTTATCAACGATGTTCCAAAGTAACTTCTCTTGTCTGCTGTCTACATAACGCTTTGCTTCCCTTGCAAAGGTTACTGGGTATTTAAGTATAGCTGGTGTACAGAGCATCCAGATTTGCCCTTTATCATGTACTCCTGCTATTCCTGCTAGTTCACCGTTCGGTACTCTGAAATAGACTGAATCGCCCATGTCATAGGTTGAAGGTAGTATTACGGTAGGATCATATCCATGACCCTCTTCGACCTCTCTACGGTCTTCTGGGAGGAGGTTAGAGGCTACCTCAAAAGCAGCCTCTGGTGTTAGTGGGTGAATGTATTTAGACACTTCTATAATAAGCGTTTGTGTAATCCCCTTCCCATGTCATTGAATACAATGTAGCTGGGGCAGGGTGGGAGGATTTAAGTGTTAAAGTTAAGTTCTTATTCTTTTCATATGTTGGTACAGTTTGGGTTATCTGATCATTAATACCAACTTTGTTAGCACTATAAACATCAGCTAAAGGTGGTTCCCAAGTTTCAGTGTATTGTGGTTTACCTACTCTATCTAAGACAGTAGTATACATACCACTTGCACCAAAGTTAAATTTAACTCTATGAATAACTAAAGATCCATTTGTTTGAGAAACAGTATTATCACCTGTTGTTTGAGTTGTATAGATAGTAGGAAATTCTACTTCCATATCAAAGAGATATCCAAGTATTAAATCATGACCGGTCCAGTCACCATCCCAAGCTACCATATATTTACCATCACTGTCTGGTCCTTGATATATAGTCTCAGTATAACTACCTATAAGATCTGAATCTTGAGCTTCTGTAGTAGGATCAGAATTAGGTAAGGTCGTATCAGCTTGATGACAATAAATAACTAATTTTCTATATTTATCATCACTTGATTGACGAGGTATATTAAAACCCTCAGGTAAGAATATCTTAGATCTACCATCACTAGCATACATTACGTCAGCAGCTGGTATAATCTTACTATTATCTAAATGAATTCTATATGTAATATCATCAGTTGTATCAACTGTATCTTGATCATCTGTAATAGCTAATGTTTCTGTATCCATTTTAATTGGAATACGTTGCATTGTATCTTTACCAGAGTCCCTGATTACAATATATAAAGAATCATCTAAGACACAGTGATGTTGTATTGATCCACTGAAATTCCATTTAAACCAAGCTTGTTGTAAACGCTTCTCACTAGTTGCATAATAACTAAATCCATATAATATATTCTTATCTTTTTCACTAAAGAATATAATAGAGTTTTCCCTAGAATTAGAAATCTTATTCAAATTTTTGTCAAATAATTTACTGACAACTTTTGTTTGATCAATAACTATAGGTTCACCTTCACGTAATATCTGTGCCATTTCCCAGAAACGTGAATATCTACCAGCATTATCTAAGAAACCAATTGTAGTACCAAGGGAGATTGGATTAGTATTATGATTAAAATTATAAGATGCTATAGTATTTAACTTAGCAGTTTGTGGGCTAAGTACATCACTATCTGTAGTTAATAGGAACTGAGTAGTTTTGGTAAATAAAACTAAACCAGAGTTTGTATGAATCCCATCATAGATATCTGCAGGGAATTCAGAACTACATGATATATCTATATTATCTGTAGCTGTATATGTGATCGAAGATTTTGGCCAAAAATTAAAGAAGTCTCCAGGTTGAGATAAGATAACATCTTCTTCACTAAGCATGACTAATCTGTTTCTCCAGAATATCATCTTATTGATGAATCTATCTTTAGTTACGTCATCATCATCTGTACCAGATACTGTTGAAATAAAACTAGGTTTAGGTACTGTTGTAGTATTACCTACTAAACAATCTTCCCATGCTACTTGTTTAAGATCAAAGTAAACTTTATTAGTAGAACCATTATATTGCCTAATTAATTGTACAGGCATTTTAGCTGGATCAAATGATAATAGCCGTCCAGGTGCAGGGCATTCTTCCCAACTACCTTTACCATCTCTACCATTTTGTCCTTCAAATTGTAGGTAATAGTCATCTTCATTAGCCTCACTATTTTTGACCTTAACTACAAAACCATGTTTACATTGCCCAGGTAAATCATCTATAGTTTGAATTTCACTAGTAACAACATTCAATAGTTCATCATCAATAGCTGTTACATTGAATGCAGCTGCATCAGTTATGTATAAACCACTACCAATTATCCGTACATCTGAAGATGCATTATACCAATTACTATTTACAGTTCTCGGTAATGAGCCATCTGCATTAGCTTTTTTAGCATTCAGTATCTCATACTGTATATCACCTAAGATTAACTCAGCTGTAGTAGTTGTATCAGTATCAAATGGTGTAGGTTGTGGTCGAATTAAACCAAGGTTAGCTTGTACTTGAGCTGTACTTACTTCAGTAATATTGATTTGATATAAACCATCCTTCATCCAGACATAGAAATAATCATTCTGTAACCAACCACTACCACCATATAATACATCATGAGTAGTTGTATAACGAGCTTGATATGTTACATTAGATCCTGAGCCTGTAGGTATAGCCTGAGATATATTTGTTATTTGGAAGTATAAATCTTTTTTAGAATCTACTGTTGTATCACCTTTATTATAGGTACAAGTTTGTCTATTTGTAGTTGCTCCACCGCCTGGGTGATCAGTTATTTGGAATCTAGTATTATTCCCTGGATTAACTGTAACTGAATATTGACCATCTACTTCACTACTTCCTCCAAAGTTTAAATCTACAATATCACCTGTTGAGAGTCCATGTTGATATACATTAACATAAAAATCTGTACCATCTCTATGATATGAAGGTCCGTAAGTTAAAGTTTGGGCACTATTACCAGCACCTGATATGTTAAGAGCAGTACCACTATTTGCATTAGCTTCAGTACTAGCTAATTTAATAGTATTATCATCTATTTTAATAACAAAGAAATGATCAGCTTCATTAACATTAGCACCATCTACTTGTAACATTGGTGAGGCTGTTGTATCATCATACAGCACAGGATCACCTGTTACCCTACCATGATTTGCAATGGTTATAGTATCAGCACCTGTATCTATATCCCCAGTTGCTATTGTATATTGTTTAGAATTTGTGATAGAATTGCCTGTATTAAATACAGCAACTGTATAATCATGTGCTCCTGATAAACCTTCATCTTTTAATGAAATACCACTACCTACAGAGAAAATGTCTGTTGCAGTATTCGGTGCTAAAGAATCTTCACCTGAACCTGCATTAGAAGTACACCTATTTGCAGAATTACGTGCTTGCCATTCTCTAGCAATACGCTCAACCATAGCACCACCACCACCGCAGTAGTTATTACTAGATGCTACTAAAGCACAAGTCATCCTAGTAACTGTTGTAACAGCTTCAGTGGTATTATCGTCAAAAATATTAAGAGAATATTGTCTAGAATATGCTACTTTTTTTAATTCTATATATGCTTCATGTGGTCTAGCAGGTGATTCACTACCAGCTAACATACCTGTAGCTATAGTTCTATTAGTTAGATATGTGAAATCATTAAGAGTTAATGTTTGTATATGTTGATCGTCAGTGTGTGTTAAATAACTAGCTAAAGCACTTGCAGTAGCACCATCAGGAGTAACATCTAAAGATTCTCCTGCACTATGTCTTTTAACACCACTAACATAAATATCTGAACAACACCACATTTTCACAGCACCAGTACGACTAACTTGACCTATATACTGTTCGTTTTCATCTCTATAATAATGAAACCATCTACCATTAGCTGTTGAGTTTAAAGCAGTCGTAGTATTATCACTTAAAGAAGCTACTAATTCAGCTCCTGGTCTCTTCTGTAGACCTTCAGTTACATCAGGTAAAACATTTATAGCATCAACAACTTGACCTGGTAATTTCTTTTGATCAGGTTGTTGAGATATGCCTCCTGTATAACTATTTATTGTTTGGGTTACACTTGCCATTAGCGTCTCAGTGAAAGATAAGGTCTAAAGGATCTATATCTAGTTCCATGTCCATGACCTAAGAAAGAGTGGTCAGCCATATCACATTCGTATTCCATACAAGCAGCTCTTGATTTAGCTTCATCTTGAGCTAAGAGTTGTGCAAGTTGAGGATTAGATACAAGTTGAGTAGCAGCTCTTACTGCAGCTCTATAAGTAATATATCGTTGAAAACAATTCGGTAAATCATTAAATTCATATAGAGTCACAGCATCAATATAAATATCAGTATCAAATTCATCAGTATGGTCTGCTAAATCATATAACCTACCATTTCTTACTACAACATCTTTTGATTTATCAACCAACCCATCATGAATATCATAACGTAAGGTGTTATTAGGTAAGGTGATATACTTAGTTGTATCTTCTGGAGTAAGTTTAATATGATATTCTGTATTAAAATGCCAGCCTTCATTCTGTACATCCTTGTTAACTTCTGTTAAAATATTATATATAAATGAAATCTCTGGGTTTGGATTACCAGTTAAATCTAAATTAGTAACTGGAGCCTGACCTATGCTACCCAGAATTGAGTTCACTGCGGATAGTTCGGTATCGGTGTCAATTGTCGAGGTAGCCATATAAAAATCTATAAAAAAAAGGAGGTCCGAAGACCCCCTGTATGTTGGTTAAAATTAATCTTAACCGAATGCAGCAGGTGCAGTTGCTGTACCAGCGTACAGTTCAACAGCAGCAGCTGGGTTAAGATAGTCTGCGCCCATGGCGAGACGTCCGAGGATAACATCACCCTGGTAGATGACTGATACGTCCCCGCTGGTTGTTTGTACTTGAGGTCCAATGGCTTCTACAACCCCTGCAGCCTCTCTCTGGAAGATAAGACCACATGAGTTTTCAAAGTCTGAAGTACCGTCACCGTAGTTATTAACGGTCTTAACGGCTCCAGAACCTGAAGTTTCGTCAACCATTTCAACTTCTACGAAGTCACCCTTGTTACCTGGATCAGATACACCTGGGTTAGTAGCAGAAGCTGTTCCGAACTTAGTACCGTAGCGTCCGAAGAATGGAATGTTCATTGATTTGAAGATTTTGATACCTGCAATTTCAACAACTCCGTTTCCTTTCTGACGTGCAGAACCTTGCTCGTCTCTATTGATTAGTCCACTATCACCAGTCTTCTGGATTAGCTCATAGTATTGGCGTGGGTTAAGAATACCTACACGTCCTTCTGTGCTAACTCCTTTCTCGTCTAGTGCAGCTGCAGCATCATAGAATGCATTCACTAGTAGATCAGCATCATAAGCATCAGATGCATTGGTTCCTGTTGAACCTACACGTACCTGAGTTCCACCTGGCTCGACATAATTAGTCTTAGTGATAGGTGAAGCTTTTCTTGCAGCTTTGGTTACAGCTTGGAAAATCTTTCTGTCATATTTTTCTGCTAAAGCGTAGCCGATTTTACGACTTATTTCGCCACGCAGATCGTAATGCGCAAGTGTCTCATCGAGCTCATAGACGAATGCACTGGAGATGAGTAGATCATCAACAGTAATTGTCTTCTCTGCTACTGGAGGTGCACTGTCACCATTACCTAGTATACTGTTACCTGGTGTATGATATTCAGCAGTTGTGCGTCCCGTGTAAATGAACTGTAAAGACTTACCGTTCTTGAGGGTACGCTTCATAACTAGATCCCTAGCAATTGTATTATGCTGGAATCCTTTGAATAACTCACCTGAAAACAGCTTGAGATAAAGGGCTCTTCGCTGTGTAGTATTAGCGATAGCTCCATTATCAGCACCTGGTCCTGTTAAAGCAGCAGCCAGGGCGCTATTTTGATGTGCCATTAAATTGGATAAAAATTAAATTATATACGTTCTTCAGCTGAAAATTTTTTGATCATTTTGTTGTGGTCTCTCCCACCGTCTAGACGGCTAAAGGTATCCTGCGTACAGGGCTAAAGCCAAAGCGAGATATCGGAATCGAACCGATGACAATAGCTTGGAAGGCTACAGTTTTACCGCTAAACTAATCTCGCTAGCGCAATGAGGCGCTGCTTTCTCATGATAGATTACATGAGACCATTCTATAAAGAGAATGAAGGATAGCAGCCCGAAGACCACTATCCATAGTTCATTAATTTTACTCACCGAGAAGAGCTTCTTCTAGTGATTGAGGCATATCATCATCCTCATCTACACCTGGAGGTTGCTGATCACTAGGATTAGTATCAACTCTCTCAGGTTCAGGTGAATAGGATGTTACACCTGCTCTCATAGCATTGTTCTGATGAGCCATTAGAATTTAAACTTGGCGCCTATCTTTGTACCATAGGCTGTATCAGCAGTCTCATCTGTAAGGAATGAGATCTCTCCATATACATCTAACTTCTCTGATGCTGCTACGGAACCTCCGAGCTTACCTGAGAAATCAGTTGTACCATCAGCTCCATCTGCAGCTGC